CTATTATGAAATGATTGATCACTTCTATAAAGAAACCGGAGTGCCAATTCTTTTCAATACATCTTTCAATCTTGGTGGCGAACCACTTGTCGAAACGATTGATGATGCTATTCGCACTCTTGCTAATAGTGATATTGAATATCTATATATTCCTCATAATAATGTAATAATTGAAGTTAAAAATGAAAACACATTTACCCTTAATGTTGATTAATGGGACAGATAAACATAGATTAATACAAACGGTGATGCCATGATTAAAGTAATAGATGATTTTTTAAACCCAGGATATTATAATGAACTAGAGGCCTTTGTTTTATCAGGAGCAATGCAGTGGCATTTCCTACCTAACATTAGCGGAAGTTATGGGCAGGGGTATGATGAGAAGAAAGGTAATTTTGGTTATTTTCATGAACTATCTACACGCAATGAAGTCAAAAGTGAGTATTTTGATTTTTTCAAACCTCTACTTTTAAGTATTAACAACACAGCAGGTGGGAGCGGTTGGTTGCGATCAAGGTTGGATATGACTACATATACCGGAGAACCTATACTTCATGATCCACACTTGGACTTTGATGATTTTAAAGATGCAAATATATCCTGTGTGTTTTATATAGGAGATTCTGACGGTGATACGGTTATATATAATGAGAGGAAAGAAAATCCTGATCAACTACGACCTAGAGAATTTACAATTAAAGAAACTGTGTCTCCAAAAGCAAATAGACTTGTTTTATTTACAGGAAATTATTGGCATACAGGACACTCTCCTGCAAACCACGACCGCCGAGTTATACTAAATTCAAATTATTCTATAGAATCCTATGATTAAAGTAATAGACAATTTCTTAAATCCTGGGTATTATAACGAACTAGAAGATTTAGTATATTCCCATAAATTTGAATGGGGATATCAAGCAGACCTTTATGGTGGAATATTTTCGCACGGTATCACTAATAATGGACAAGTTGATAGCAAGCACATCAACTTCTTCAAAGCAATGTTATATGATATTAATGCGATTGCTGGTGGCGCAGGTATCAACCGAGCGCGCTTCGATATGACAATGAAGGATAGTAAAACGCATTGGCCTCATGTTGATCAATTTAACCCTCATATAGCGTCTGTGTTTTATGTAGGCGAATTTGATGGAGGCACTGAGGTGTATGAAGAGAGGTACAGTTCTTCTGATAAGAATATGCCTGAGGAATTTACACTAGATATGGTTGTAGATCCAATTCCTAATAGATTGGTTTTCTTTGATGGGAATATATACCACTCAGGTGTTGCGCCATTAAAAAGCGAAAGAAGAATTATACTTAACACTAATATAATACGGCCATGAAACTTAATACAATCAACGAAGATGAAGTGTTTAAGATTAATAAAAATCTAATTGTTAAGTTAGATGTGGCTGGGGACTATCCAGTTGCTATTATAGATAATATATATGCTAATCCTGAGCTAGTAAGAGAGCTGTTTTTTCAAGTACCTCCTACTGAAGCCTTTCATTTTAAAGGAGGTCATTGTGGCCCTAGAATCCATATTAATTTAGATCAAAGAAAACTTGCTCCTGTGTTTTTATCAGTAGCGAAAAAAATGTTTGATTATGCAAAGGATTGGACAGAAGAGTCTGCCGAAGAATGTTTTGGTAATATAGGATTTATTGGCAACATTATGCAAAACAAAAGACAGGAGGTTAGAGTACCCCATACAGATGCACTCATCGAGACCACAATGGAACAGATTAATACAGACAGAACAAGAATGATGTCTGGAATGAATGGTATGGCTGGTTTAATATACCTAAATACGCCTGATGAATGTGCTGGTGGCACAAGGCTTTTTAAATATAAAGGTAGTCAAACTAAAGAAGTGCCTGAAGAAGAATATGATTATGATTTAGATCATTATATAATGGGAACAGAAGGTGATTGGGAAAGTATATATGACCTAGAAATGAAGTGGAACAGGCTAGTAATTTACCCTGCCTATATCTTTCATGCGCCTTGGATGGAACCTGATATGGGGTTTGAGGGTGACCTTTTTAGAATTAATCAAGTGATATTTGCATAATGAAAAAAATTAATACAATTACTATTGTTGGTGGTGGATCGTCGGGTTGGATGACAGCGCTTGCATTAAAAAATAAATTAAAAGATGTCCATATTAAATTAATCGAAGATCCATCAATCGGTGCTATAGGTGTAGGTGAGTCAACAACACCGCCAGTAGTGCACTTTATAGAGCAGGTTTTAGAGCTCAACCCAAAAGATTGGATTCCAGAAACCAACGCCTCTTTTAAAGTTGGTACTGAGTTTGTTGGTTGGTCTGATGAAAAATTCTACAGCACTTTTAAAGTAATGTCCAACTATGACCAAACGAAAGAGGCATGGATGGCTAAGAAGATTAATTATCCAGACACTCCTTTAAGCAATTTCTTTGAGTCTATATTCCCGTCAGTTTCTATGATTCAACAAGATAAGTTTGATATTGATTTAAAATCAAATGCTTGGGCTGTTCATTTCAATGCTGGATTATTTGGTGAATATTTGAAAGGAGTATCAATCGATAAAGGTGTAGAATATATTCGAGGTCGTGTTGATGAAGTGTTTAAAATACCTAATGGTGATATAGAGTATATAATATTAACAGACGGTAGTAAGGTTGAATCCGATTTGTATATAGATTGCACTGGTTTTGGTTCAGTGTTAGCTAAGACATATGATAATGAGTTTAAATCGGTTAATGATTTTCTTATTAATAACAAAGCTTTGGTGGTGAGAAAGCCACGGAACAGTGAAGAAGAAATATCCGTATGTACTAGAGCAAATACAGCTACTTCAGGGTGGATATGGGAGATCCCAATGCGTACAGAGACGGCAATTGGATACGTTCATAGTCCAGATTTTATATCTATAGACGATGCGAAGAAAGAGTTACTGGAATTTGCTGATATGGATGATGACTCAGATATTCTTGAAGTTAATTTTAGGTCTGGGCGTTATGATAAGGCTTGGGTAAGAAATTGTGTTACTATAGGATTATCTGGTGGGTTTTTAGAACCACTAGAATCCACTGGGTTATGGTTTACTGTGCACGGGATTAATGAATTAATCAAGTCATTATCTTATATGGATAATGTGGGGTATCATAGCACTACTAGGGAAGTATATAATAGAGAGTTTGCAATGCAATTCGATTCCGTGTCTTCGTTCATTCAATTACATTTTATCGGTGCACATAGGAACGATACTCCTTATTGGCAATACGTTACAGAGGAGTTAGAAGGTAACGAAGATATGATGAAAGGTCTTAAAAATGTAATTGATAATGGACCACATACACATATACCAGGGTTCTTTGAAACTTATTTGTGGTCAGGAATAACAATGGGGTTAGGATTAACTACCCCAGAACAATGGTTAGGGCGAGATTATAAACATCCAGATGACCAACAACATGTTGATAGATTAGATGCAATGTCCTCAATCATGAGGCAGGGTATTAAGAACATGAGAACTCATAAAGAGTTCCTTAACGAATTTATAGGAGAAATAAAATGATTATTGTTACAGGTGGTGCAGGCTTTATAGGAAGTCGTTTAATTAAAGGGCTGAATGATAGAGGGTTTACTGATATTATTGTAGTAGATGATATGTCTAATGCTAATAAGTTTAAGAATATGTTAGATTTAACATTCGAGTCTTATGTTGATAAAGATAAGTTCTTAGAAATGATAAGTAACTCTAATTTTACAGATAATATTGATATTATATACCACTACGGCGCTGAGTCCTCAACCACATGTGATGATGGAAAATATTTAATGTCTAACAACTATCAGTACACTAAGACAATTTTAGACCATTGTTATATTAATAAAACTCCCCTACAAGTTGCTTCATCAGCTGCTGTTTATGGTAGTAGTAATGAGTTTAATGACGAGAGTGATGATTATCAACCAAATAATTTATACGGATACACTAAGTTATTAATTGACAAACGTATGCGTACTATGTTATCAAATAAAACCTTTAGAACTCCCATGCAGGCGTTGAGATTCTTTAACGTTATTTCTGAAGGCGATTTTGAACAACATAAAGGCAACATGAAGTCACCTACTGCTTGGATGAGGGATCAAATCAACGAGGTTGGAGAGATTACTCTTTTTGATCATTCTGATAACTTTAAAAGAGATTTCATTCATATTGATGCTGTTGTTGATATGGCACTTGATTTAATGCCTCCTGAGATTGAAGGATTTTCTACTCAGGGTATTTTCAATATAGGATCTGGAGAATCAAAGAGCTTTAAGGATGTTGCTGATATGATGGAGCATGCAGAAGTAGGAAAAGATATCAGTATCAACTACGTCCCAATGCCTGAGGATATTGCTAAAGGATACCAACCATTCACTTGTGCTGATATGTCAAACTATGCTGATAGAGTAGAGGCTGGAAAAATTCCTCCAAAATGCTTGACAAAGGAAGAGAAATTTGATATTAATCCAAAGGTATATGATAACTCAAACGCACCTCAACATATTCTTAAATAGTTTGTGAATCTCCAGGCCTAATACGGTAGTTATCGGTTGATTCGTCTTTACTAGATGATTCCATAACTACCGTATTATCTTCTAAACAAGTTACTTGATGTGGTTTCATAGGTGGAATGGTTATTACATAACCTTTTTCCATTATAGTTACGTGTGTTGAAGAATCTGACATATCCATAAATTCAATCTGTATTTTCCCTTCCATAATAACCCAAGTTTCAGTTTTATTTTTATGGAAATGCATTGACGATTTATGTCCCTCCTTGTAGAAGTGTAATTCCTTCATACAATATTGGTCATTACTTTCGTGTATCAGTTCGTGTCCCCAACCCTTTTGAATTCTACTCGACATCTTTAATCCTCTTAATCACATTTGTTGTACTCTTACCCTCTAATAGCGGAAATATAACAACCTCTTCAACTATATCATGTCCTACAACAGTATCTACTGTGTAATCCCCTCCTTTTACTATTATACTTGGTTTTAAGGAAGAAATCAACTGTTCTGGTGTATCTTCATCAAAAACAACCACATCGTCTACGCCCTCAATGCCTCTTAGAACGGCTTTACGCTCAATTTGATCGTTGATAGGCTTACGTTTAATGCGCTCGACAGAGGCGTCACTATTAAGTCCTACCACCAGTCTATCACCAAGTTTAGCAGCTTCTTTTAACAACGCAATATGCCCTGAGTGAACGATATCAAAACATCCATTAGTAAAAACAACCTTCTCTACAATCTCACTTTCTTTTGGAGCGCAAGTACCAAATCTACCTACAACAATTCCTGCTGCTTTATTTGCTTTTCTCATCGCAGGTTCAATGCCCTCATGAAGAAATGATGCAAATGTTGCGATCACAGTATCCCCTGCTCCTGTAACATCTATAACTTCTTGTGCTTCAGTTGGAATATAAATGGATCCCTCATCACTAACCCAATGCATTCCGTCTGCTCCAAGAGTAATAAGAATACCTGTCAAGTCTAATTCCTGAACCACTTCAAATGCGCGTTCTGGTGTGAATTCTCCATAAGCCTCTTCAAACTCTTTCTTATTAGGAGTTATGCAAAATGCGCCGTGATATTTACTCCAATCTGTGCCTTTTGGATCGATAATCACAGGAACATCAAAATCTATTAAATACTCAATATATGCTTCTGACAGCGTCCCCTTTCCGTAATCAGAAACAATAATAACATCAGGTATGTTGTTAATATCATCTATTAGAGGTGGATGACTGCTTATAACTCCATCATCAACTCTACATATCTGTTGGTTGTTTGAAACAACACGAATTTTATTAATAGTCTTATCATTCAAGTGATATGAAAATCTATACGAAATATTCGCTTGAGATAGCATTCTAATAAGGTGATCATTATTTTCATCGTATCCTACACAGCCGTAAACTGCTGTATTTTCTACGAATTGACGGACATTCAGGGCAACGTTTGCAGCACCACCTAACGCGCGAGAAACGCGTATATTATCAACCACGGGCACAGGAGATTCGGGAGAAATGCGGGTGCTATCTCCGTGCCAGTACTCATCTACCATAACATCACCCGCAATCATAATATTCTTATTCATCATCGAGTTATCCAATCATATAAATATACCAATTACACAAATATATATAATACAGGATTTCCCATGAACGACGAACAAAAGTTATGGGGCTCTATCGATATAATGAAAGAACGAATAACTCGCCTCGAAGAACAGATGAAAACTGTCTACAACAAGACAGAGAAAATAGACGGCAAGTTAGATAGGTTGCTTGAACAGAGTCAGACACATAATGTTGATATTGCTCGCAACGACATTCAGATTGGAAACGGAGAGCGTTTCTTCTGGTTGATAATTTCGGCCGTTATTGGTATTGTGTTGTATTGGGTTAAAGGTGGGTAGCATGTTGGATATTATTTTTAATGTAGCACAGTTTTTATCAATTATGGTTGCTACTGCTGGAATAGGTGGGTTTGCGTTTATGCTTCGTCATAAATCGTATTACTCAAAATGGGCAAGATCTGCAGTATTGATGGGTGGTATAACATCTGCGCTACATGCGTACGACTTTGATGCTATTAAACTCCTTATTATGGGAGCAGAAGTAGGAACAGAAGCGGCTGTTCTTTGTGTTATAATCCAATCAATGGTCTCATTAACACTTGCACTTTTCACATACACTATTTTGCGATTCAAGTGGAGATGGCAGGACGAACATCACAAAGTATGCTCATCAATGGGGTGTCCTAAAATTAAGACATAAATAATTACATATAGGATAATATTATGGCAAAAGTACAATCTCCATCACAGCTTAAAGAATACGCATATCGTAAGTTAGGTTCTCCTAAAGTAACTATTCAAGTTGATGATACGCAAGCATATGATCGAATCGAAGATGCGGTGGACCTGTTTGTGGAACGTCATTATGACGGCACGACAGAAGAATTTATAGCAATAACATTTACCGCAGACGATGAAACCAATCAATATTTAACACTCCCAGATGATGTGTTAGACGTAACACGTATATATGAAGGCAGTCGTTATTCTGCAGAAGCAATGAGTGATATTCGATATCGTATTATGATGGATGAGGTGTTTGATGCGACTAATGTTAATATGCAGTATTACGAAATGACAATGCAGCATATGGAATTAATCTCATCATATTTTGCAATTGATCGTTTGTTTACATTCAATAACGCTACGCACCGATTATATCCAACAACAGGTAAAATTATTGAAGGCAATTCTATGCTTATTAGAGCATATCGTGCTACATCACCAGATACTGATACTGGATATGCTGTTGATTTATACAACGATGAATGGATTAAAAGATATGCCACTGCACTGATTAAACAACAGTGGGGAGCAAATATGAAGCCTTTCGATGGGATGCCTCTTCCTGGTGGTATTACCGTAAACGGTCAACAAGTCTGGGATGAAGCAACTGAAGAAATTCAAAGGTTAGAAGAAGAGATTATTGAAGATGAATTACCTGTAGATTTCATTGTAGGATAATAAAATGGGAATGTTTGACGGAATGGCTAATAGCCCAATGGTAAAGGATATGGTGGAGGAAACTATTGAGGTAGTTGGAGTCGACGCTAAATACCTGCCACGCAAATTCCGCAAGACAGATGAAATTTTTGGAGAAGATCCCTTATCATATTTTGATGATGTATGGACTGTAAAGATTATTATTAACGAATATCAAGACTTTGGAGATGTTGGTGATTTTTACTCTAAATTTGGAGTTCAAGTAAATGATGAATTAAAACTTACAATATCCAAATCACAATTCGCTACAATATCAAACGGCGCAGATCCTGTTCCTTCTGATTTGATATGGTTTGGCGAAGCAGAAGAAGATACAGGAGCATTATTTGAAGTTACTTTTATAGGAGAGGATGGATTATTCTATCCTGAACCTACAACTCCATCCGCTGTATGGACTCTTACACTTAAACCATGGGAATATGGGTATGAAGAACTTAACACTACAGATGATGATATTGAGGGTCTTGAAGGATCTATCCAAGATTCAATCGACCGTGAGTTAGATTCACCAGATTGGGACTTAGAAGATGATGATGTGTTGAATTTTGAAGAAATGAATCCGTTTGGTACAGTGGGGTAGATTATGTTTGGAAATACATTTTATCATGGGTCAGCTAGAAAACTTATTGTTGCATTTGGGTCGGTTTTTAATAACATCCACGTTCAACGTAAAGACGATAACGGTACATTAATCAAAGATATTAAAGTTCCTCTAGCATATGAGTCGCAGAAAAAGTATATGGCGAAACTCATTAAAGATCCAAAGAAAAACCGTAGCGTTCCCCGTATGGGATTCATAATGGATGGTTTAGCTATTGATATGTCTCGAGCCTCTAATCAAATGAATCAGTGGAAGATTGCTGACGCTACAGACGGTAACTCTAATCACACAATGTATTCTCCCGTGCCTTACGATTATACGTTCACGTTGGATATATACGTTGATTATATGGATGATGGGTTACAAATAATTGAACAGATATTACCTTATTTTCAGCCTGACTTCAATGTAGTATTGGAAGAGCTTCCTATGTTTGATGTGGAGAGAGATATTCCTATAGAACTGCTTGGCGTTAATATGACTGATGAGTTTGAAGGGGAGTTTGGTGAGCATAGAATAGTTAATTGGACACTTGAATTTGTGATGAAGGGGTGGATGTATCCACCAATCACTCAACAAGGGCTTATTAAACAAATTGTTGCTGAATATAAAGTGGCTGGTGAAGATGGCGACTTTAATTTAGTAGACTCTCCTGTATTAGAGCAAACTACTTTAACAGTAGATCCGTTTGATGCAAACAAAGATGATGATTGGAGTGTAGTAGAAACAACTACATCTGTATAATATTATGGCGAAGAAAACTGTAGACGAGAGACTCAATGCCGAATTAGAAATAGCAGAAGATATTATTGATGAGTTTGAGCATCCAAACGAACCTGCTATTGATGAAACACGAATTGTTAACGCAAGACGTGAAAGAGGCCTTGCACCTAGAACTACAATTGATTCAAACCCTGAAGTGGGTAATTTAGATGATGATTATGAATATGCTAGAAGTAATCTGTATAATTTAATTGATCGAGGCAATGATGCTCTTGAAGGTATTTTAGAGCTAGCCAAAGAAATGGAACACCCACGTGCTTATGAAGTAGCAAGTGGTTTAATTAAGAATGTTTCAGATACTACAATGGAGTTGCTTAAAATGCAGAAAGAGCTCCAAAACATGAAAGGAATTCAAGCAGACGGTTCTTCAGGCGGAACAACTAACAACAATCTTTTTGTGGGTTCTACAACAGAACTGCAAAAGATGTTAAAAGGAGAATAAAATGCACTACCACACTGATAGTGACGTACGTAATGAAGTGTTAAAGAAACACCGCTTCGAAACGCGTCTACAGAGTTTAGGAATGATTTTAGGCATTTCTATGTCAACGTTTATGGTTATGACTATGATGGACTTGGTTAAAGATAATACAGAGTTGAAGCAGTTTGTCATGGAGCGTCAAAAAATGCCTGATAAAATGAAAGCATACGTTCAAGCTGAAGTTAGAAAGCACGAAGAAGCTGATTTAAATCGGAAGGCACAGATTGATGAGAAATTAAAGATATTAATCGATGATCGTAACCAGAAGTTAGAATAGATTAATAATCACTATATTATGAACGAAAAAACCAGTTATTTAGGTAATCCAAACGTAAAACGTGATGGCGTACAAGAAGAGTGGACAAAAGAGTCTATTACAGAGTATAAGCTATGTATGGAATCGCCGCAATATTTTGCAGAAAATTATTGCAAAGTAATCCATTTGGATAAAGGGCTTGTTTCTTTCAAATTATATCCTTATCAGGCTGATATGTTTCAGCATTTTGAGGATAATAGATTCTCTGTAGTTCTTGCTTGTAGACAATCTGGTAAGTCTATATCAACAGTTGCTTACTTATTATGGTATGCAACATTTCATCCAGAGAAAACAATCGCTGTATTAGCAAACAAAGGTTCTACTGCAAAAGAAATGCTATCTCGCATTACATTGATGCTTGAGAACTTGCCTTTCTTTCTACAACCTGGGTGTAAAGCACTCAATAAAGGTTCTATTGAATTTTCAAATAACTCTAGAATAATTGCATCAGCAACTTCTGGTTCATCTATTCGTGGTATGTCAATTAACTTACTATACCTTGATGAGTTTGCGTTTGTAGAGAATGCTACTGAATTCTACACTTCAACGTATCCTGTAATTACATCAGGTAAATCTACAAAGGTTATTATTACATCTACCGCTAACGGTATTGGTAATATGTACTATAAAATTTGGGAAGGAGCTACACAATCTACCAATTCATATAAGCCGTTCAGAGTCGATTGGTGGGACGTTCCAGGACGAGATGAGAAGTGGAAAGAAGAAACAATTGCGAACACATCCGAGTTGCAGTTTGATCAAGAGTATGGAAATAATTTCCATGGAAACGGAAATACGCTTATCAACTCATCGACACTACTTGCACTAAAAGCAAAGGATCCAATACATAAATTAAATGAAGTTCGTGTGTATGAAGAGGTGATAGAAGATCATAGTTATATAATAACTGTTGATGTATCAAAAGGCAGAGGAATGGATTATTCTACCTTTAATGTGATTGACGTTACTACAAAACCCTTCAAACAAGTTGCTGTATTTCAAGATAACACCATATCTCCGTTGCTATTTCCAGATGTTATTAACAAATACGCTTTATTGTATAATGAAGCGATCGTTATCGTTGAATCTAACGATCAGGGCGCAATTGTATGTAATGGACTGTATTATGATCTCGAATATGAAAACGTGTTTGTAGAAAGCCACGTTAAAGCAAATTCTATTGGCGTGACAATGACTAAGAAGGTTAAACGGATTGGATGTTCTAATATTAAAGATATAGTAGAACAGAATCAGATAGAAATAGCTGATCAAGAGACTATTATTGAGATGAGTACGTTTGTTGCAAAAGGACAGTCATATGAAGCCGATGCAAATAACCACGACGATTTAATGATGAATCTTGTTATGTTTGGGTGGTTTGCTTCTACACCTTTCTTTAACGAATTTACTGATATTGAATTGAAGAATATGCTATATTCTGATCGTGCGCAACAAATTGAAGACGAGTTAATTCCTTTTGGATTTATAGAAGGGAGTGAGGCGTCAGAACCTGAATATATTGTAGAGGGTGGTGAAATATGGGAAGTAGTTGAGTGAAAAACCCAAATATTATAAATATTGTTGAATTCATAAAGGGTTCACGGATAGAGAGGTACAACTCTCTCACTTTTAATTTTATAGGAGAATAACGATGGGATTTCAATTAAGCCCAGGCGTACAAACGAAAGAAATCGATTTGTCTACGTCTATCCCTGCGGTTGCTACCTCTTTAGGCGCTACAGTTGGCCGTTTTACTTGGGGCCCGTGCTTTGATGCATATTTAGTGGACTCAGAAAATAGTCTGGTTAGTGTTTTTGGTAAGCCCGACAATACATCGTATCCTGCATTTTTAACATCTGCTGCTTTCTTAAAGTATGCCAACAGCCTTCAAGTAGTTCGTGTAGTTGATGCTACTGCGAAGAATGCTACTCCAAGTGGTACTGGCGTATTAATTAAGAATACTGAAGATTTTGAAACTCAACAGGATTCAGGTACTTTAACAGAAGATTTTTATGCTCGTTATCCAGGCGAGTACGGTAATTCAATTACCGTTCATGTTGCTGATGAAACAGGTTTTGCTGGATGGTCTAAAGCTGGTGCGTTTGATGCTGGTCCTTCTGATGCTAACGATGAAGTTGCTGTAGCAGTTGCTGTTGGTGGTGAAGTTGCTGAAACATATCTTGTTTCTACAACTACTGGCAAGACTGACGCAAATGGATCAAACATCTTTGTAGAAGAAGTTATTAATAAGCGTTCTAAGTTAGTTTGGAGCATTGCAGCAAACATTACTGTTGATGCAGTTACTGGTCTTAATGACCTTACTATGTCAGACGGTGCTGATACTGGTGTTGGTGAAGACGACTACAAATTAGGTTGGGATTTATTCGGTAATGCGGATGAGATTAATGTTTCAATTCTGATTTCAGGTGGTGTATCTCATGAGTCTGCAGCAGTTGTTGCTGGTGTAGAGAAGTACATGATCGAATCAATTGCAGAGTCTCGTAAGGACTGTGTTGCAATGATTTCACCTGCTAAGGAAACTGTAGTAAACGTTGGTGGTGCATCTAATGCAGTATCTAATCTAATTGCGTGGAGAGTTGATCCTTCATTCAATAGTTCATCTTCTTACGGTTTCCTTGATGGCAACTTTAAGTATGTTTATGACAAGTACAATGACACATATCGTTGGATTGCTCTTTCAGGCGATACAGCTGGTCTTCTTGCACACACTGATTCAGTTCGTGATGCTTGGTGGTCACCAGGTGGTCTGAATCGTGGTCAGATTAAGGGTGTTGTTAAGTTGGCATACCAGCCTTCTCAAGCACATAGAGATCAATTGTATATGCTTCCTAACGGAATCAATCCAGTTGTTTCTTTCCCTGGTCAAGGTACTGTGCTTTGGGGTGATAGAACTTGTCAGACTAAGCCTAGCGCATTTGATAGAATTAATGTTCGTAGATTGTTCATTGTTCTTGAGAAAGCAATTGCTATCTCGGCTAAGTATTTCTTGTTCGAATTCAACAACAAGTACACACGTAAGAACTTTGTAAATATGGTTAATCCATTCCTTGGTAACATTAAGTCACGTCAAGGTATGTACGACTTTTATGTACAGTGTGATGAAACTAACAACACACCAGAAGTTATTGATTCAAATAACTTTGTTGCAAGTATTTTCATCAAACCGTCTAAGTCAATTAACTTCATTACATTGAACTTTGTTGCAACTAAAACTGGCGTTGACTTCGCAGAAGTTATCGGTCAAGTATAATAGGAGGGTATAGAAATGAAAGTAGATAAGTTTGCTGCTCAAGCCGCTACCGACTATGCACGTCCCAATCTGTTCGAAATCTCTGTAGATGGAATGGATATTGAAGCTGTTGCAAAGGCCGGTTCTTTACCAGCTGCTACTGTTGGTGTTGTAGAAGTTCCTTACCAAAATCGTAAGATTAAAGTTCCTGGAGACAGAACTTTTGCTGATTGGACTGTTACTATTATTAACGATGAGTCATATGCAATTCGTCAATTATTCTTAGAATGGCAAAAAGGCATTCAAGAATTTGATGAATGGAAAGGCGACACTGGCCCACAAGCCGCGCATCGTACTATATCGGTACAGCCTCTTACGCGCACGGATAAATATACCGATCACGCGTGGGAGCTTATGGGATGGCCTTCAGAAGTTGGTGCTATTGATTTATCTTGGGAGTCTAATGACGCTGTACAAGAATATACAGTTACATTCTCTATCACTTGGGATAATCAAGAGTAATAATCGTCTATAAATAATATCATTAGATATAGACAAAGGTGTAAATATGGAATTATTCGGTTATAAGGTTGAGAAGAAGATTGGATCTTCTATAGTGGACAAAGGATCACAATCCTTTGTACCACCCAACCTTGACGATGGTTCTACCGTAGTTAATGGAGGGGGCGTAAATGCTTTCTCCATTAACTTCGACACCTCTTTTAAAAGCCAAAAAGATTTAATTGCAAAGTATAGAAAAGTTGCAAGACACCCTGAAGCAGAATCTGCAGTTGATGATATAATCAACGAAGCAGTTGTTCTTGATCCGATGAAAGAAGCTGTGTCTATTCATTTAGACAGACTTGATAATATTGAGGTATCAGAACAGATTCAAGATATGATACAAGATGAGTTTGAGGTTATTCTCAAAAAGCTTCGTTTTAATTCTAACGGACCAGATATTTTTAGGCGTTGGTATGTTGATGGAGCAGTCCATTTTCATATTATTTTCGACCGTGATAATATTAAAAAAGGTATTAAAGAGCTGCGTTATATTGATGCACTTGATATCAAGAAAGTTAAAGAAGTTATCAAGGAGAAGGATGAGAAAACCAACATTGAAGTTATTAAAGGTGTTGATGAGTATTGGGTCTATACAGCAAAGGGAGTTGGAGGTAACGACCAAGCCCTAAAAATTGCTAATGAAGCAGTTGCGTATGCTGAAAGTGGTTTAGTAGACCGCGACGAGCAAGTAACTTTATCGTATCTTCATAAAGCAATGAAACCTATTAACCAGTTGCGTATGTTAGAAGACGCGATGGTTATTTATCGAATTACAAGAGCACCTGAACGCAGAGTGTTCTATGTGGATGTTGGTAATCTGCCAAAAACAAAAGCAGAGCAATATCTACGCAACATCATGAACAAATTTAAGAATAAAATGGTTTATGATGCATCTACCGGTAATGTAAAAGACCGTAAAGAAACAATGAGTATGTTGGAAGACTTCTGGTTACCGCGTAGAGAAGGCGGTAAAGGGACAGAGGTGGAAACATTACCAGGTGGTCAAAATCTTGGTGATATGGAAGATGTTATATACTTCCAAAAGAAAGTATATCAAGCACTTCATGTGCCGTCAACGAGAATGGATAGTGAAACAATGTTCTCATTCGGTCGTTCTGGTGAAGTAAGCCGTGATGAGATGAAGTTTAATAAGTTTGTCCATAAATTAAGGAAGAAGTTTTCTGATTTGTTATACCATTTGCTGCGTACTCAACTGCTCGCAAAAGGTGTTATCACTAAACAAGAGTGGAATGTGTTTGCAGAAAATATTGATTTCGTATTTTCTGATGATGGTTATTTTTCTGAGGTAAAATCTATTGAGATTCTAAATGGTAGGATTGAAATGCTTGATTCTATTCAAAATACTGAAATTATCGGCAAGTATTTATCACATGAATGGGTTCGTAAGAATGTATTGATGCAATCTGAAGAAGAAATCGAGGTTATTGATAAAGTGATCGAAGACGAATTAAAAATAGATAAATATAAACCAGAAGAGGACGAAGGATATTAATTATGAGTAATTTAGAGAAAATGATTAAATTTGCAAGAGATAAAAAGGCTGCAGATTTTACCAACACATTCAAAGCAGAATTAAGCAATCGCGTTTCTGCAAAATTAGACAGTATGAAGAGTGCGGTCTCGAAGTCATTATTTAGGAATGAAAAATGATATTAGAACAAACAATTAGAAAAATTAATGAAGGAGTGGAAGATGAGCATGCAGTTGCGATCGATCGCTTTGAAAAATATAAAAAGAAATTAAGCAGTAGTCAGAAAAAAGAGTTCGCAAGATATGTGGATGCTTTCGACAACGGCTATGAAGAAGACGATGATGATGAGATGTATGATGCTTTAGATGATATGCTTAGATTACTTAAAAAAGCTCGTATTCCAATGGAATCTGTAGAAGAGAGTGCGCATACGGAGTAGAGATCAATGAAAAGATTTGCAGAATATATTGTAGAACAAGAAGAAAATCTTGACGAGGTCAAGAAGAAGAAAGTTGTTCGTGGCAATAAAATCGTTAAGAAGGTTGTGTGTAAACCTGGTTTTAAGGCGCAAGGTAATAAATGCGTTAAAATGAAAGCCGTAGAGAAGCGTAAGAGACACAAAGCTGCAAAGAAGAGCGGTAAGCTCAGATCTAGTAAATCTCAAACTGTAGCAAATAGAAAAAGAGCAAAGTCTCTTAAAAAGTCAAATAGAATTAGTTAGGAGAATACTATGAAACTCGTAACAGAAATTAACGAACATGTAGAGTATATCACTGAAGGTAAAGGAAAGGATCTTTATATTCAGGGTGTGTTTTTACAAGCAGATTTGAAGAACCGTAATGGTCGTATATATCCTGGTAAGGTAATGGATAAAGAAGTTGCTAGATACACTGAGTCTTATATTGATAAGAAGCGTGCATTTGGCGAACTTGGACATCCACAAGGCCCTACTATTAATCTTGATCGCGTATCACATATGATTACAGAACTAAAGAAAGATGGTTCTAATTATATTGGTAAGGCAAAGATTACAGATACACCACATGGAAATATTGTTAAGAACCTTATTGCAGAAGGAGCACAACTTGGTGTTTCGTCTCGTGGTATGGGAACATTAAAACCTAAGAACGGTATTCAAGAAGTACAAGGCGACTTCTATCTTGCTACTGCAGCAGATATAGTTGCTGATCCTTCTGCACCAGATGCATTTGTAAATGGTATTATGGAAGGTAAAGAATGGGTATGGGAAAATGGCATCATTCATGAAAAGCATATCGCAGCAATGCGTGCTGAAATTGAAAAGGCGCCTCAAAATGCTCTAGGAATGAGAGAAATCGAGATATTTGAGAAGTTTATCAATAATTTATAGTCTGCTTGCAGATATAAATTTTATAAATATTCTATAGAAAAAATCGATTTTTTTCTAATTAATATTAATATAGGTTAGGAGAACCCTGATGAAGTTAAAAACAGAAACTGGCGAGATGCTAGTTTTAGACGAAGCGAAGGAATCTTGGATTTCTGAAGATATCGCGTCTAAAACTGCATTCACTGTGTCAGAGGCTGAAGAACTTTTAGAGAAAGGGGAACTAGAAATGGTTGCCGAAGACTCTGAAGTTGAAACTGAATCATCTCTGGAAGAAGATGCTAAATCTGATAAGGAAGAAGTTGCTGAAGGCGATGACGACTATGATGAAGATGAAGCTGATGAAGACGAAGATGATGATGTGGAAGAGTCTGATGACGCAGAAAAGAAAGAGACTAAAGAAGAGATTGAGCTAGAGATTGATGTTCAGGAAGATGTTGATGCATTATTTAATGGTCAAGATCTGAGTGAAGATTTTAAAGCTAAAACTACTTTAGTATTTGAAACTGCTGTTAAGGCAAAAGTTAAAGCAAACCTTGCTGCTATTGAAGAAAAGATGGAAGCTAAACTTGCTGAAGATACTGCAAATATCCTTGAAGATGTCACTACAAAACTAGATGGTTATTTAGACTATATGGTTAATGAGTGGGTTGAAGAAAATAAACTTGCAGTAGAAAATGGATTAAAGAACGAAATCCTTGAGGGTTTTGTTGGTGGTCTTCAAACTCTGTTTGCAGAAAATTACATTGAAATTCCAGAAGAGAAGTACAATGTTGTTGACGAGCAGGCTAAAGAGATTGAAAGTTTGAAAGTACAAATTGATGAGGAAATCAACAAGAATGTTGAGGCTCGTGATGCTTTGAACGTAAAGACTGCAGAAAAGATTTTTTCTGAAGTTTCAGAAGATTTGACTGCTACGCAGACTGAGAAGTTTACTTCTTTATCTGTTGAAGTTGTATTTGAATCTGAAGAAGACTATTCAGAAAAATTAACTACTTTGAAGGAAACTTATTTTCCATCAAAGGAGAAGAAAGACGAAGTAATTGCAGAAGACGCTGTGTCTGATGTGGCTGCTGAGGAAGAAGAAATGAGTGCTTCTATGAAAGCTATCATTGCTTCACTATCGTCATCTAAGGAATCAAGCATTTTAGGTGCTTAACATTTATATTTAATAGGAGAAAACAAAATGTTTTTATCAGAAGAAATTAAAGATAAGTGGCAGCCGGTAATGGAGCATGCAGATGTACCTGCAATCAAAGATGCTACTAAACGTGCAATTACACTACGTCTTTTAGAAAATCAACAAACTGCGTTAGATGAAGCTAACGTAACAGGCGGCAATGTAGACAACTGGGATCCAATTTTGATCTCTTTAGTTCGTCGTACTATGCCACAATTAATGGCTTACGATACTATTGGTGTTCAGCCAATGTCAGGTCCAACTGGTCTTATCTTTGCAATGAAATCTCATTACACAGGTGAAGCATCAACTGGTGCTGAGGCTCTTACGCTTCCTGCTGGCGCTCCAGATACAGATTTTGCTGGTGACG